AGAGTGTTTCTGACAGTTTAACGACATGCTTAGGTCACGGATGTTTAATCCGTACGTGAGTTTAAGGACTGGTTAGTCCCCCAGCCACGGACAGGTGACGGGATGACAGTTTACAAAATACTTGTCTAGGTAGGAGCTCCACTCTGCGTGAATAGCAGTTTAACGACTTACTTAGGTCATTAAAGCCCCGCATAGCGGGGCTCTTTGGTTATTTTTATGGTATTTTATATTTTCTTATTGTATTGCATATACTAATGCGGGTGTATGTCTAGACGAAAGTGTCTGACTGGTTTACAGAGGTTACAACAATGGACACGTCTGAGACTTGTCCATCAATTGGATCAGCTCCAAAGGAGAACTCCAATGAGCTCCCTGTTGCACTAATTCCGTCTATATCTACGCATGTGACCCAAGTATTCAGGTTTTCTCCAAAACCACTTGCATTATGCAAGATATCATCCTGAAAATACTTGTTAACGACTGTTACATTATTGAATGTTACGGAAGGTGTGGTGTTTATTCCGGCAATGACAGAAACCCAATAACATTGGATTATGAATCTCCCTCCTGATATATCTGGGGGAAAGTAAATTGTGTCAAATCCGGCAAGTAGAAGTAATACTGACATTCAAATTTCCAATTGGTGTGGTTTGAATTGGACCAAATGGATCGGCTGCAGTTACTGAAAAGTTGTTGATTCTAGTAGATAATCCTGGAACAACTCCTCCTGGAGGTAATTGGGGCTTGAACAACTCTATGTCATAAACGACATGTAATTCTCCAATGGCATCACCATCAACAGTTGGATCACAACCTGTAACTGCTAACTGAAAATTTGCAAAGTCGTAGAAACGTACGTCTTCATCATCTGGGACTGGTCCTGTTCTGACATAAAGTTCAGTGAGAGGTGATTCATCAGCGGCGCATTCTACTGGATGAACTAATGATTCATCTGGTGCTCCACTGTTTGAGAACTCATAATTTAACATCTCTCTTTTTCCACTAAAGGGATCCCTGGTAACATTATATTGTGTTCCCATGATGACGGTACCTAATGCTTGGCCATTTCCACTCCAAGCAGCACTTGTTGGCTCATATACAAATATGATTCCATGAATTTTGTACTGCTGGAACGCGGTTGCTGACTGATTCAACCAAGGGAAAGTAGTGAATAGACCTGGATTTAATGGATAGGACACATTGGTGAAGTCGGATGAGGCGATTACATCTCCAAGATACTCGTTGTGCCGGATGCGAACTGTGTGGTCACGCTTTGAATTAAAGCTGACTCCTCCAGTTTCCATAACAGTGTTTCTCTCGACATGGTACTCTCCAGACCCGACTAATTTTGAAATAGCACTACCTGCTTTACCGCCTAAAGCGGCTCCTACAGGTCCACCTAGATGCCCCCCAATGACTGAACCGCCTCCAATCAGGACACCTTTGACGGCATCTTTCATGAGGCTCTTGACTTCATATTTCCAATTGTTGTTCTTCTTCTTCTTTTTCTTCTTACGCTTTCTCTTACAAGGATCTTGCATGGCGGCCAGAGCATATGCGTTGTAACGGCTATGAGCTCCAACCCCCCAGTCCAAGTTAAACCATGAAAGCGTGGTAAACAACACGTGAAGGTACTTGTGTGAGGATAATCCAGCATCTTCATCTTCTTCCTTTCCGAACTTCCAAGCATTAGATATTGCTTGACCCAATGTCGTGCATCCTTCCAATTTCTCCAACTCTTCCTGCATGGGGACAACATTAACAATATAATCCCATTCACACATGCAATCATTAATGATCAAATTGTGTTCTTCACTCTCCGCTGTTTTGGGAAATTCAGTAGAGAAACCATTCTTGAATATATCATCATTGAAAAGGTACGGACACGACTCTAGGGTCACACAACATTCAATATACTCCTCGAGCTCAAATATCGCTGAAATGTCAATGTCATAAAGTTTCGAAAACTGTAAATAAGTTTCATAGGATGGGTAGCAGACATTTCCTCCCTGTATTCTGTAAGGATTAAGATGTCTGTTATCTACACGAATCTTTATGTCATTGTCTGTAAGAGCTCTTAGAAGTGTTCCTAGAATTGGGATGTGTCCTGCTGTGCACAACATGGACTTCGCTGTTCCTTTAAGCAATGATTTAAACAATTTAGGGTTATGATTGTAATGATTAAACCCTAATTTTGCTAGACATTTGAAAGGCAGGTTTCCCCACCTGTAGACTCCATCTACATTCCAAAATCGACCTGAGCAAAAGGTGAGGTCGTCAATTGAG